TTTTTGTTCAGCTGCTTCAAGCTGTTCTTTTTTTTCTTGTGCTTCTTTATTGTACTTATCAGATAGAAATCTTGGAGCTAATCCTAATTGACTTCCAATATCTCTTGCAGTTTGAGATCTTTCAAAAAGATCTTTAACAGCAAATACTCCGCCCATAGCTTTTTTAGTTTTTAATTGTCCACCTTGTTTTAACATTGGACTTGCATCACTTACCTTAGAACCTTTTCTGAAAATTTCAGATTCTTTTAATTTTGTATGTACTTCATGTCTTGTACCAAATTCTTTTTTAGTTTCTGTTGGTTGTTTAATTTCTTTTCCTAAATAAGCTTTGGTTATTTTTAAACCTTGTGGATTAGGTCCTGAAAGTGGGGGTGGGCCAGAACGTTTACCGCCTGATAATCCACCACCCATTTTCTTTTCAACATTTTTAATTACACCTTTATTTTTTGAGGCATAAAAAACTTTTTCAGCATCAGAACCATATTGTTCTTTCATAGACCTTAAAATTTTTTTACCTTTTTTATTTAATGGCATAATTATAGTGGATGAATTACTTCATTGCTCTCCCTTTAGCGTCTTTACCTTTTTTCTTTAAAGCTCTTCCTGCTTTATCTTTCATACCATTCTTTTTTGTCTTTTTCATTTTTGTTTCCTTGTTAGGTTAGCTTGAAGTTTAGCTGCTTCTAAATTTAATTTAGCTTTGTCAGCCTCTTCCTTGTTTTCCAATTTCATCTTTTCAAGTTCGATCTTCTCATCAAAACGTAAATCTTCATTTTGTTGAGTCATCATAGACTCTTGAGATTTTTGTTGGATCTCTAATGCTTTAATATCGAGTTCTCTTTCTTTAAGCAACACTAAAGGATCTTTTCTTGAAGCAGTATAGTTCTCTTCAACTTGAACTGCTTGTTCAGTTAGTTGTGCTTCTGCTTTTGCAATTAAAGATTCTACTTGTAGAGCAAATTCCTGTGGGTTTTGATTTTGTAATGCAACCATCTGTTGGTTTTGAGATACTTGCATGTTTACAACAGCTCTCGCTTTGTAAGAAATGTGTTCGGTGATGTGTCTTTGTAAAATTACATACACCGCTGGGTTAATTTGTACCATTCTAGTTCGCATAAATGACATGTGAACAGATATATGAGCGTCGTGATCTTGTCCTTGGAATGCTCTAAGGTTTTTTAAGTCCATAGCACGCATGTTTTCTTGTGCTGGATCCATAGGAGCTTGAATATAATCTTCTGGAACTAGTATTTGATCAATATTTTTAGTTCCAAGTGAGTCGTAAATACGTCTATACACCTCATGCATGTTGTGCATCGCTGGATTTGTCTGTGCAATTTGTAATTGTGTCTGTGCAAGTGTTACTCTTTGTGACATTGAGAAAATATTTGGATCAGCTATAGGCAAAATATCAACTCTGTCATCAAAATCTGCAGCTTTAATTGTTCTTTCACCGCCGTAAACGTCATAAGGGTATTCTGGTGGTAAATAATCAGCAAAAATTCTAGATAAAAGTTTAAATTCTTTTCTCATAGCATTATAACAACGCTTTTGAACTGCGGACATCACTCTTGTACCTCTTTCAAGTAGTGCAATTGTCGTGCCTACCGGTGCCTGTGAATTCATATCCCCAACTTGAGGGTCGCTGATCGCTGCAAATCTCTGTCCAGCTTCAACACAAAAGCCCATTAGTTGAAATAATGTAGGACTTGGTTCTTTAAATGGTAAAATTTGGAATTGATCTCTAATATTTCCCCCAGGTGCATCCACATCTCTAAACTCTCCTGGTGTAAATGGTTGGTCATCGTCTCTAACTCTCATACCCCTAGACTTAAATCCAGCTGGTAGGTTAGCTAATGTACCTGCATCTAGTAATTGTCTTAATGCATTTGTTGCAGCTTTTGTAAGTCCACCAATCATGTGTACTAAACCAAAGCCATAAAATCCTAATCCTGGTAAAAACTTATACTGAACAAAATATTCTATACGTTTTGTGGTCTCATCATCTTGTCTATAATTTCTATAGATAGATAAAACCTCACCACTTAATTCATCAACAGTTACAATGTAAGGTATTTTAACTTTCTTTTCTGTTTTATTATCGTCAAATTCATATTGATCTAAATCTAAATCAACATGCATTTCTAAAATTCTAAATAATTTATCTTTACCATAGCTTGGCTTAGATCCGGATAGTTCTGAGTATTTTTTATCTATAGTGTTTTGTGGATTATCATTTGGTTGTAGATCTACATCTCTATAGAAACCAGATTTTTGTCTTTTAATTAATTCGTTCTCAGTTAAATTTAATACATGAGTAATTCTTTCCGCTTCTAATAAATCATTTGCAAAGTAAGGAACAATTAAATCTTCTGCTCTAATAAATTTAGCAACTGCTCTTTCATTAATTCCATCGTAATATACTTTTTTAAATGCAGATCCTGCTAATGGTAAATGATAAAGTAATGCATCAAAATCTGTTACATACTCTTCCATTCTTTCCATTAATTCAAAGTTCATAAAATCTTTTACACGTTGTGCTTGTTGCACACGTAATGGATCTTCTACACCAATGATTTGAGTTCTTACTGGTCCTTCAGATGGAAGTAGTTCTTTAAATGCTTGTGCTTGAAATTGTGTTACTGCTTCAGATAATAGTGGATGTGTAACAGTCGATGCTCCTTGAAATGGTTTTGTTACAGCTGTATAATTTGTAGTTAAAAATTCTAAACCTTTTACGTATTGATCTTCCCAATCTTGTCTGCTTGTTTTATCTGATCTGTACATTTCTACAAGTTCAGATCCGAGTTTCATTAAAACTCTTTCATCAATAGTTTCTGTTAAGTTAGAATAAAAATCTTCTTCAGGAATTTCTTCTGGATTTAATTCAGTTGTGCCGTCAGCATTTATTGCAACAGTTGCATCATCACCTTCTTCACCAGGTAATTCTACAGTTGCTTCTGTCTCTACAACTTCATCAGTTGGTTGATTATCTTTTTCTACAGCCATTATAAAATTCTAATTTTTTTCTTACCTTTAATTGCTACACCATATCCACGGACAAGACCACCTTTTTTTAATTCTGCTCCTGCAACACCTTTAGTAAGTTTATCTCTTGGCATAGAAAAGCCACCAAATATATCTTCATAAATAGCGTCAGTATCTTTACCTAACTTTTGAGATACTAATCCTAGTTGTTGGGTGATAACACCTGAACCAGACATTAAAATAATTTTGTAGGTTTACTTCTTGCTAATTTGTTTCCTCTTGCAATTACTGATCCACCGCTCATCATTTTTTTAGAAATGAATTTTCCTTCTTTAGCCATTGGACCAAAACCTTGCATCATCTCATCAGCTTGTTCTGTAGTTACTCTCCCCATTCCACCTGGAGTAGATAAGAATTTACTTGCTGGTACATTTTCTTTAGACATTGGTGATGCATCATCAGATGCTTCGAATGGTTTTGATCTTGTAATATCTAAACCTTTTTTTACTGAGGCATCTAATCTAGCCATTTGACCTTCATCAGATTCTTCAAATTTTTTTGCTCTTGTTATTTTAAGACCTTTTGCTTCTGCAGATGTAGGTTTCTTTTTACCTAATGCTTGTGATGCTAAATACGCAGCGCCTATTCCAGCAGCAACTGTAGCAGCTCTTTTTAATTTTTTACTAGCCATGATTACACTCCTGTTATTTTAATACACTATATGCTGTATATCTTGATAAATCAATCGTAGAACTTAACTTCTTTATGGGACACAGGCTCATCTTGATAATCTGATGGAGTGTTAATAAAACCACCCTGTCTATAACGTAAAAGCGCTTGTGTCATAGAATCTACTAAGTCATCATTTTCACCGTATGGAAAAGCGGCACATTCTTCAATAACCTCTAAAGCAAAATTTTCACCATCAGGATACCATACACTTCCTGCTGCAAATAACGGGGCTACCGCGTTCACCCTGCTATGTTTATCTCTTCCTCTTGATGGTTGGAAATCTATTACGGGTATACCAAGTCTACGTAATTCTTGTATTAAAGGTTGTCCGCTGGCCTTCGCTTCTATAACTACAGTTTCTGGTTCCCAATATTTATATTGCTGTAGTGCAATTTGTTTTAATTCTGGAAACTCTAATCTTTCTTTTACTGCATCTAGCAAAATGATCGCGGAGCCATATCCTTCATTAGGATAAAATATTCCCCATGTTGTGATTGCAGAAAAGTCAGCAGATTCTTTTGCACTAAACGCTGTATCATAACTTTGTATAACGTGTTGTATTTCTGGTAAGTAACTTTTTTTCCATGGCTTCCACCAATCTCTTTTTATAATTGCACCTTCTTCTGCAGTTGGGTTCTGCATATATTGAGCATTCCAATTTATTGGAGAGATACTGGCTTTCGTTTTTAATAAATCTTCCAATGACCAATACTCTGGCCATACAGGTTGTCCTGATTTTAATACAGCTGGAAACTCAACTACTCGCCATTGATCGGCTCTTGGTTCTGCTTGTGCTTTAATTAGTTTAGAAGTTAAATCATTTTGTGACCACCTCGTCATTACTATGACGATGGAACCACCTGGCTGTAAACGTTGTCGGGGTCCCGATAGGTACCAGTCAT